CCCAAATTAGAGATTGTTGCACCACTAAAATTACCTGTGCTAGTAACGGTAAGATTTGCAAAAGACCCTGAAGTTGACGCTAACGAAAGCCTCGTGCTTATATCTATTACAGCCGCAGTTGCACCAGCACCGTCTAAATAAACAAGTTTTGAACTACCATTTGCTACCGTTACATTGGCCCCGGAACCCTGACTGATTGCTATGCTTTGAGAGCCAGTAGTAGCGTTCTCGATGAACATAACCCTAGATATTGTATTAGGGGCTATTGTGAGTGTTCGAGTAGCTGTAAGGGTTGCGCTAGAGGTAACTTTAAAATACAACGCGCGGGCAGGGTCAGTATTGCCGTCTGCTACTGTTGTAGTGGCATCTCCGTCACTGCTGAAACAGTCTTGGGTAGAATATCCTAGAGACTCGGCAATAAGATCGAGGTTGTTGTTAGTGCTAGTGCCCCAAGTACCGTCTTCGTCACCCGTGGTGATTTCTTTTAGGCGTAAGTTGTTAGTGTAAGTAGCCATTATTTTTACCTCAACCCATTGTCTGGCCTTGTGCCGCAGGGACGCTGGTGGCGTATATCTTTAAGTTTTTCCGTAAGTTAAGTGCTTCCCCGCAATCAGAGCAAGTATTCGCTGATAACTCAGATTCGTCCAGATCAAAGCCGCAGTTTGCGCACAAAATCTCAATTTCGTGCTTGGGGTCTATGCCACTGTCTAAATTAACTGCTTGTGCTGTCGTCTTCATGCCGCAATATCCACCCAATTTGCTGCCTGACTGGGGTTTATCTCTGTCCAGTTTGATGTCTGGTTAGGGTCTATTTCCGCCCAATTCGCTGTTTGGTTTGGAATTATCTCACTCCAGACCAATAATGTCCCAACCTGCCCAGTTGCCTGTACGCCTGTCGGGTATACATTAGCCTTACCTACTACGGAAACTACACCTATTTCAGTAGTGCCCGCAACGCCTGTGACGTTGACGTAGTTTATTGTTATTACAGAAATAGAACCAAGCGCGATAGTCCCTGTAACACCAGTTGGGTAGACATTTGCGTCACCCGTTACAGCCGGTATGCCTAGTCCTGTAATGCCTTGAACGCCCGTAACACTGACGTTAGCATCACCAGATACAGTTTCTTCACCAAGAGACGTAGTGAGTTCAAAGGCGTAGCTACCCTCACCCCACGGGCCAAAACCCCATGGGCCTCGACCCCAGCCCTCAAATACGACTCTTACGTCAGCCATATTAGGCTATCCGTATAATCGCGTTACTAGCGTCCGCCGTCGGGAATATAATACTAAAGTCGCCCGCAGAGGATGATTTATCGGAACCAAAGTCCAGAACCGCCACAGCTTTGTCAGACTGGGTGCTGTTGTAGATCAACGCGCCCCTAGCAGTAATGGTAGATGTGGACCAAGTAGTATCGGCAAAGTCAGTAAACGCTGTGGTGCCTGAGCTTGTAGGAGCTACAGTAGTAAGTGTATTACCACCAGCGCTATATCCAGTTCCAGACGCTTCATTTGAAGTGCTGTAAGCCGTAGTAGTTGCGTCCAATGTTGCAGAGCTAGTGAACAGCGCTATTTTCATTGTGTCCGCAGTGGTGCTTCCACGGGCTACAGTAGTCCCAAAGGCATGAACGCCGTTAAGTAGTTCAACCTTAAAAGACGTACACATTGCTTGTGTAATCGCCATGATAATTACCTCATAATTTACTGATAATTCGAGCCAAGTCAGCATGGCCCTGTTGCGCTAACTCGGCGCAAATAGTCGTCCTATCTGAGCGAATCGCCTCTTGCATATAGAAGACCAGTAAATACTTAATCCGATCCCTATATGCGTATGCTTGGGCTTTAATCGCTGGATCAGCGGTATCGCTAATAGACAGCATCTTTTCCAATGCCCTCTCAGCAAGCTCCTCTGGCGTGTGCCCACGGTTCTGCGTAGTAACTACCTTTACGTCAAACCCAATATCGTTCTTTGCCTCTGTGCCCAGCATTAAGCTACCTCTTTCCTAACTTGACCAGATCGATACGCATCTTGACGCATTTTACCATCGCCAAGATTTTTAAGTAGAACAACGGATTGCGTGTACATTTTCTCATACAAAGCAACCATATCAGGCTCACCTTTAAGGAACCTAATAGCCTCAATAAGCGCACCATTTAGTAGGGCGGAGTCAAACTCATCCCCAAGCCACGTCGTACCGGCAGTAACAATGGATTCAGGGTAATAGCCATAATGAAGCTCTACTACGTAATTGCTGTCCGGTGTCGGCCCTAAAATAAACGCAGTATCGTCAAAGAACCCATAATGCTTGGGAACCCCCGTGGTACTGGGGTTTGGATAGGCTTCACGAATAAAGTTGACATCCTTATCGAGCAAATACTGGAAGTTGCCATCACCGTCTGTTAGAGCCAAAGAGAACACATACAGCATATCCGTCGGGTATATCAGGTACTTATTCCCCGAAGTTACGTTACCAGTCTGATTCCGGCGCAATTCAGGTATCTGTACGCTGTTATATATTTTCTGCTCTGCCTGTTCGGTGAACATAGCAAGCTGGGCATCCGTAAACGTGTTTTCACAGATGTCTTGGATATTTGTCTTTAATTCGGTGTAGTTCACCAGAATTACCTCTTAAGCCATCGGGCCACGGGCCATTGTGCCTTTGGTAGCCGCGCCATTACCACGGGTTTTTACGCCGCTGGTCTTCATATCAATCGGCTGGTTACAGCAATCAGCAACCTTATAAATCTTAGGTTGGTTCGCCATTTTGGCTACTTTTGGTTGTTTCTGTTTCATCTTGTAACTCCTAACTTGTTGTTACTGTTACAGTTCCTACGGCCCCGGTTCCTTCTAAATTATCTGGAATAAGTCCGTCATTATTGTTGAATCCTACAGGGTTCCAACCCCATTGAATATCTCTACTTGCTACTAACTCAGCGGAATCTGGCCTTGGGTCGCGAACAGCCTGTGGGTCTTCAATAACAAATTCCCCTAGATGTAACTGTGGCTGGTCTGGGTTCCAGCATTCCGGGCAAGCCTTTATATTCGTGACTTGACCTTTTACTACTAAATTCTTTAGCTGACGTAGACGGTACTGAAAACCACAAACGTCGCATATAGCAATCGCATTAACCGCAGCAGAATAACGCGCCATTAGACAGCCCTAAACATACGCGGGACGAACTTAACAGAGGCTTTCTCCCTGTCTTCGCCAGCCGCCAGATCAAACTGTTTCTCGTACTCGGCCTGCAACATCGGTACTCGGGGCATCAAATCTGGCTCTTTCATGGCAATATAGTAGGCCAAACCAGCCATCAAACACGGCAAGAACCTGAAGTTCATATCGGCTGTTTCTGCACCAGCCCCAGCGTCCTGAATCCTACGCATACGCCAATACACAAGCGTATAGTCGTTGCTATCCGGCACAGGCCATACGGTTATTGAGGGATTGTCTCTGCCCCTATCAACATAAACCTGTATCGGTCTGCCCTGCGAAATCTTGTTCGGTATAGACGAGTACGTAGAAACACTAATACGCGATATGTTTAGGTCTGACTGCGTACTTACACTACCAGCACCCGTCCGTATAACTTGCTCCATTAAATCAATGGTATCGGCTGGTAGGTTATAAGTGGCTGTGCCTGAAGTCAGGGCTACGCTGCCCTCGTCTATAGTCCACATGTTTATGCCGCGATTTTGCCACTCAATTGTGAGCAAATTCATAGACCTACGGGCGGTGCGCAGGTCATAGCCTGAACGCATTTCCCTACCGGCACGTTCCCACGCTTCTTCCGCAATCTCGGTGAAGTCTGGGTTAAATGTCGTAGTGCCTGATGTAGCCATTTACTTTTTCCTCTTTAGCGGGGACACCCTACGGGGCGCACCTGCGGGCTGGCCTAGCCGTTTCTTTTGGCTAATCCTCGACTTCTTCTCCGTTGAAGTCATTTCAGAGGCGGTTTTAGGGGTCTTACTAGACACCCTCTTAGTGGGCCTACAGTACGGCGTACCGCGTTTTTCGCCCTCTTGGCGTCCGCACGCCTTTCCTGTACGAACGTCCTTCCAGTCCTCTTTAAACCACCTTTTAAGGGCTGCGCCCTTTTTAGTCTTACGAACCGCCACTAGCCTTCTTCCTGCATTTGGCTATAGCCCCGGAGGCATAGGCAGACGGGAAAACCTTATACTGAGATTTTACCTTGCGATAACACGCATCCTTTACCGTACCGCCTTCCTTCATGCCACAGCCACAGCCTTTTTTGTAATAGCTTCTCATCGCATCTTACAAGGACGTACGCCCTTCATGGCCTTACCAGCACCACGGAC